GAGAGTATTTGATGCACATAACCATAATCTGTCACAATAAAATTGCTTGAGTTATAAGGATATGTACCCGTAACTATAGTTGGCAGAAGGAATGTGCCAATATATTTAGTTGCTCTTTGCTCGGCAATCAGAAAAGCATTTTGTCTTTGGGCGGGAGTACTAGAGCCAGTCTGACCACCATATTCAACATAAATATCGTCTGTCAGAATTAGGGGGACAGTGTACGGATAGATTAACATTAATATATGATGTAACCAGAAACGCTTCCAGAAGAACTAGGAGCAATAGCCCACCACTCATCCATACTCCAAATATCTTCATGGACTGATTTTGCTTCCATATACATGCCTTCTGTAGCAAGAGACCCGCTTGGCCCAATTCTGGTAGCGTCTGCTCCTTCATTTACAATGATAACAGTGTAACGAGACCCCTCACCTGCAATAAGAACTGGATATGCACTAGGCACTACAAATTTGAAATGTTGACGATTTTGAGAAGTTGTCATAATTGCTCCAGATTAGTTTATTTTATACTCTAATTCTATTCTAATCTGTTATAGTTAGCAATGTCCTTTCTAATAAAACTTATAACTATCGTATAAAAATAATCCGCTTTGTGACCACTTTGCTTTAAATATATTTGCATTTTGATGTAAAGAAAAGTTTATTTTCTTCTTCTGCACCGTAGCTCCCACATGATGATGCCCAATAATATCTGCATCAAGATATATTCTTTTACCTAAAGAGCGAATAGCTAAAGCGAGAGAAATGTCTTCGTAAGTTCCTAATCCAAAATCAACATCAAAACCGCCAACTTTTTTAAACAGTTCCCTACGAACCACAAAACACGCTCCAGTAACCCCAAAAACATCTCTGGACACACAACATTTAGGATTATCTGCGCTCCATCCAACTAAAGGGTGAATGACATTGGCTTCAACATCCATAGCCAAACCCACATGTTGAACTTTTCCAGCAGGTCTTCCAGGGTCTACACTGTCTTCTGGAAAGAGAAGTTTTATTCCTAACATACCGATTGTTTCATCTTTCATTACTTCAAGCATTTGTTCAATAGCAGTATCAGAAAGAACAACATCATCAGTAAGTAGCAAAACTAAAGGAGCTTTCCCCATTGCTATTCCAGCGTTACAGAGACGAGGGTATCCAACATTTTGTCCAAGCATCTTAGCATTGTATTTCTCTAACAACTCTCTATTTTGATTTCTGTCTGGAATATCATCATTACCATCAATGAGATAGGTGTTAAACTTTTTCACTGTTTGAGTTTCTAAGGCATCTAAACATTTCTCTAGGATGTCGTATCTACCAGCGGTAGGAACTACTACATCCAGAAGAAACTTTTCCTTCTTTGACTTGTTTCGTTTTCTACTCATCTAAAACCTCTTCTATCATTTCTTTAAGTTGATTTACGGGAATATCCCATGTAAGCGATTTTACATAATGTAAAGCAGCATCAGACATGTGCTTCATAATACGACCATCTTTTACACAATATAATATTTCTTCTGTCGCTTTTTCTCTGTCTATCATACTACGCTTAGAATTGCCCCAAACATCAGTAAACTCGTACTCAGGACGAATCAAAAACCCTCTAAGAACTGTCCCTAGACCATCAGCAAGTAATTCAGTCATTGCTCCAGTATCAGTAGCCATTACTGGCAATCCTACGCTCATAGCCTCTAGTAGAGGTAATCCAAGACCCTCTGCTTTACTTGTATTCAAATATAAATCAGATGCAGCATATAGAGACCATAAAACATCCTGCGGTAATCCCCGTTCCATAATCACTAATTCATCATTTATATCTAATTGTGAAGCCAAATCTCGTATTTTATGCCCTACATGACTATGTTCTCTAGTCACAAGAATGTATTTCAGATTGTCTACACCTGACTTCTTCACCTTAGAGACAATATCCATAGCAGCCCACAAGTTCTTTCTTTCTTGATTATCTGCTACAGAAAGGATGACAAATTTATCGTCAAGCTCCATAGATTTTCTAATTCTATTTCTAGTTTCTTCATCACGTTCAGGCCAGATTTCTGTATCAGAACCAATCTTAATATGTTTAGCTTTTGTGAGACCAGCTTTCTTGGCTTCTCTAGTTGCCAATTCGCTAATAAAGAAAACTCCATCAGCAAACATTAAAGAACCTGCCCATGACATAGTAAGAGGGCCATTCTCTAAAGGAGTAATGACAAGATACTTAGAAGGTAACTCTTTCAGTTTCTCAATAAAGAATATTTGATGAGGAACATCTAAAGCAACTACAACTATATCAGGTTGCCAATCTAAAAAATGCAGATTATGAGCTATAGCATGAGCAGACTTAAAATCTTTAGCAGGAATGATAGAGAAGGGAAAATCATGTTCGCTTCCATCATTTCCTAACCCAATTGCCTTCACATCAAAACCCAATCCAACTAAGCCCTTCATCAAAGGCAAAGAAATGTACATGTATCCAGAGCCTATAAAGGCTAAATCCGTAATAAATAAAATCTTTTTAGATGTCATTAATTATTTTCCTTAAATAAACAGAAACGTTATTTTCTTTAGCCCATCTTTTAGCTTCTTCTAATCCAGAAGACCTCAAGACACGCCTTACTTTGTTCTTTTCTCTAGTATGCATATTCCTATAGCGAGTACATTTATCTTTATTGCGACCATGTTTCTTATTTCCACCAGAACTAGATTTTTGTTTTTGCGGCATTTGTATCCTTTTATTTATAATGAATATTGAAAACTTTATCGTTCCAGATTTCTAAGATTCTATCCAAAGCAAACCTTTCCTTTGCTAACTTCTGTACTTGCATAGCATTTTCTTTCAACTTATCTTGATTTCTAAGCGTAGCCACTACTGTATCTACAAACTCTCTATTCCATTCAGGAGAGTAAACATTTCCAGCAATTACAGTCCCCATGTTTGTAGTCCTTGTTGCCCCAACATCACTTGTAATAGGGTAACATCCAGCCACTTGATTTTCAGCAGTAGCGATACCAAAAAGCTCATCATAAATAGATGGGTACAACTCCAATTGTGCTTCCAGTTGATGCCTAATAAGTTCATCTCTCTTTACCGCACCAAGATACGTTACTCCAGGAAGCCTAGCAAACGTAGTCTTGAATTGCTGTGTAGCAGTAGGGTCTGCCCATTCACTCCATAATCTCCAATCAGACGTAATCACCAAAGATGCTTCTGGAACATCTCTAACGATTTCTGCCCATGCAGCATGTAACTGCATTACACCTCTATCAGGCATATGATTGAAGATACAACGATAAGGAACTTTCTCTACTTCATTTTCTTCATACTCCCATATACGAATTGGAATGTCTATGGTAATAGTGTCCTGAATGCCATAAATATCTCTAAAATAATCAGCATGACGTTCTGAGATAGTAACAATCTTATCTACTTTTTGAGCAAACTTTCCAAAGTCTCCCTTTGTATGTTGGTCACAAGACACCCAAACTTTCAATCCTACTGTATCGGGAGTAAGTCTATCGTTAGGAGAACGCCACACAATTACAACATCTCTTTCATCTTCTGGAACAAAAGCATCTACTGGAAGTTGATTGAATACAGAACTATTAGGATACTTAGGACTGTTATAAAGAGTTACTTCATGTCCAGCTTCATGCCAAGCTCTACAAATCGTGAGAAGGAATAGCTCCGCGCCTCCTACGCCCATACGACCATCTTCACCAGAAATACTTTTCTCTGATACTTCAAGAGGGCTGCCATCATTGCAAAGCAAGTCAATTTTCATTTTTCTTCTCCGCTAGTCTGAATTCTTTACACGTAAATACTCCATCCACTACTGGACAGCTAGTGCATTGAGACACCCAAAATTTTTGGATACCATTCCAATCTACAACAAACCCATGCTCATGTAGTTTATGCCCACACTCACAGACAGCATTGAAAATAGCCAATTCCGCTTCATCCTTACCATCTGCATAATCGTCAAAAATACTAAATTTTATCATAGCGTATACCCTAATTTTCTTATTGTCGCTCCTAACTGTTCCGCCGCCTGTTTCTTGTGTTCGTCAGTAAACACATCTTTCCATTCCCCAGGAACGCCCCTTCTAAAAGTAGGGTTTCCGTGTCTCGGTTTTAGATGTTCAAAATTCCAAGCTGTATTTATCGTTATTTCAGGAGCAAGGAACTCTTTTATCTTTTCTAACGTCTCTATTCCGTTCAATCTCAAATCTTCATATTTTACAGTATAAACAAAATCGTGCTTCATCCACCCTAGCCAATTTAGCCATCTACAAGATGCAAATTCTATTAGGTATTTTATGGGGTCTCCAGAACCATATACTGTTCTACTATCCTTCATGCGGAAGTTCCAAAGAGCGTGATCTGAATTTCCCCTGCTAAACAGCTTCATCATATTGTAATACTCAGAAACTATAATGTCTCTAGGGTCTCTAATATTAAAAAGAACTTTAGTAGGCTTCTTTTGTATAGCTACTGCATATTCTGGCAGGTAAGATACGTGACCAAATTTTCCTTTATAAAATTCTTCTAGCGCATTTACTGTTACCAGTATACCGTCCTTATCTATGGTATTCTCCAATCCAACGTAATCTGGAAGATTATGAGTCCCATTATGACTTCTGTCTACAATATCCGCCGTAATTCCAAAAGCGGGCATAATTTGATGAGTTCCTGACTTTTGATATGATGTAATAAACAATCTAGCCATGTTATTCCTTTGCCCAAGGAGGAAGCCTTTTCGGTTTTCCTGCAAAATTAAATGGGTGACTTGTCTTTATCCCAACGGAATTATACCACTTCACCTTATCATCTATAGTATCTGGATGCCACGACTTGTGAAGAAGAGCCATAGGCACTTTAAGTTCTTCATAGTCTGACGATATTCCTCTATAAGTAGCATGATGCTTTTGCTCATCTGCGTATATGTCTAGTTCATCAGGTCGCCATGCCCATAAAGCCAAATAATCCTTATCAAAATCTCTATTCATATAAGGGAAGAACTCTCTATCTCCCCACATATATAACCTAAAAGCATTGACTTGAGATTTACTTGTATGTTCCAGTACCTTCCTAGCATTTCTTCTCAATGTATAAGTAGGAACATCGTCCATATCATCCAATATTAGCCAATCTGGAGATAGTTTCTTCGCTTTTTCTAGCACAAAATTTATGTGAGGATTATCTGGATTCCACGAACATCCAGTTGGAAACTTTTCCACGACATCATAATTATGTATAATAACTTTCTTATTCTTGGATAACAGGTTCAAAGAATCATCTGTACTTCCACCATCTGAAACTACAATAGAATCTGCAAAGTCGTATCCGTGCAAAAATCTTTCTATATTCTTCTCTTCGTTTAGACATCTAACAGCCACCACAATATTGACAGATTTTTTCATGCTAATATCTTTTAGCCTTTTCACACATAAACCAAAACTCTTGGTTAGTATTCTTTCTCCATATCACATTCCATCCAGAACGCTTCAATAAGAAATTCCACTGATCTTCTTCCAATACAGAATAATGTCCCTGCCCTACACGCCCCCAATAGGCGGGGTTTGGAAGAACAAGGCATAGGAAGTGTGCTGATACCCTGTACCACTCCATTAGGGTAAGCAGTGGGGCAGGACTATGCTCAAGGGAATGACGAGAGAAGATAAGTCCAAAGGATTCATCTGCAAACTCTTCTAAGAAACTAAAGTCTCCGTTGATAACATTCTTTCCTAAACCTTTTAATTTCTCTACATCCATTCCGTTTGAGATACCAGTGTATTCAATGCCTAATTTCTTGAAAAATCCTTCTGCAATAGCAGCATCTCCGCACCCAACATCAAGGACAGTTTTTACACCCTTTAACCCGCTTATCCATTCTGTCATAATGCCTCGCATAAGCGCAGTATGTCCTTTATCAGGAGGAGATGGGTAGTCATCTTTTATAAGTTCGTTTAAAAAGATGTTCCAATTCCTGAAATCTCTCAGCATCCTTCTCTCCCTTCTAAGAATTCTCTAAACACAGAAATAATATAGTCCATGATTTCAGGTGTCATGCTTGGATGTAATCCTATCCAGAAAGTCATTTCTGTTACAATATCGCTATTGTAGAGTTTATCTTGAACTAAATATTCAATATCTCTATAGGCTGGCTGTCTTAATAAGTTACTTCCAAAAAGAAGCCTTGTTCCAACTTTATTCTTATCCAGATGAGCTATAAGTTCTGCTCTTGTGAAGTTACAGGCATAAGATTTTATTGTGATAGGAAAACCAAACCAGGAAGGTTCACTATCTAAAGCAGGTCTAGGAAGGATGAACCAATTCTCAAACTCTTGCATCTTCTCAAACAAATAAATAAAATTATACCTACGCGCCTCAACTATTTCATCCAACCTATCTATTTGTGAAGACAGAAGAGATGCCTGTAAGTCTGTCATTTTTAAGTTGTAGCCTAAACGAGTGTAAACATATTTATGGTCATATCCTTCTGGCAAACCTTCAAATTTATGTTCAAAGCGTTTCCCACAAGCAGCATCCTGTCCAGTAGCACAGAAACAATCTCTACCCCAATCTCTAAGAGATTTCACAACCTTAGAAATCATAAAACTATTTGTAAGAACTGCCCCACCTTCACCACCAGAAATATGATGAGCGGGATAATAAGAATGGGTAGAAATATCTCCGTAGGATTCCACAGGCTTTTCTTGAAAAGTGCTACCTAAAGAGTCACAGCAATCCGACATCATAAATATATTATATTCTCTACAAAGGTCTTCAATAGCTTCTGCATCAAATACATTACCCATTGTATGAGCAAGAATAACTGCTTTTGTTTTTCCTTCTACAATCGCTTCTGCTATATCTTCAACATCAGGAACATAAGTACCTAAAGCTACATCTACAAATACAGGAATAGCTCCTGCTTGAATAATGGCATTTACGGTAGTGGGGAAATTTACAGCAGTGGTTATGACTTCATCTCCAGGCTTTATTCTTCTTTCACCAAACTCAGGAGCGGTCATAGCCATAATAGCAAGAAGATTTGCACTACTGCCACTATTACACAGTGTAATATATTTAGAAGAATTTCTAAGATAGCTCTTTAGTTTTCGTGTATATTCTCTAGCGTATTTCCCTTCTGTATACCACTTATCTAAAGCACACTCCACCAAAGATGCTACATCAGCACCATTCCAAACATCTCCACCATTATACATAGCTCCATGTGTAGGAATGAAAGTTTCTCCAGGAATAAATTCATTATGCGTTCCTGAAACTAAATGTTTTACGGCTGCTACAATTGCACTCTTCCCAAGTTTATTTAGCATGTTTTATTATATCTTCTATTGTATCTTGTAATGAATATTGCTGAACAAATCCCATAGATTTTAGTTTTGACACATCCAAAACCATATTATCTGTTTGAACATCTTTATGAAATTTTGGAATGGGTATTAGCTCTAATAAATTTATTCCTCGTACTTCACAATGAACATCTTCTATTATTTCTTTCACTATCCGACCATTTCCAGAACCTATGTTTATAATCTCCCCTGATTCTGATGTCATAGCGATTTTTATTGCTCTTACAACATCTCTAACATCCATATAATCTCTATAGCACTCTGTATCATATAAATAATCTACTTTTCTCCCCTTTACCAATTCCGTAATCATATACTGGAGAGCGTTTTTCTTCCTGTCTGCTTTTTCATCTACTCCACCAATCACATTACAAAGTCTCAGAATTCTGTATTTCATATTGTAAGTTTTGCAGTAACTAGCTAATAACATCTCAGCAGCATATTTTGTGACAGAATAGAATCCCGTAGGATTACAGCAAGCAGTTTCTTTTACAGGAACAAAGTCCTGTCGTCCATAAACGAACCAACTAGACAAAAACGTAATGTCTGATTTCTCTCCGTGTATCCGTCTCATATTCTCAAGGAATGTAACAAGAGTAGTTAAATTAGTATCAATATCCAAGTAAGGTTTTTTCTTTACATGATAATTGTGAACTGTGCTAATCCCATACAAGACTTTTGGTGTTCTGGAAGCATAATCGAATTTGTCCTGAATAATTACGTCATCCTCAAACTGACGAACAAATTCTTTTCCTATATAACCATTTCCAAAGAGACTAATTTTTGAATTCATTTTGATACCATTTCACAGTTTTCTCTAATCCTTCTTGTAAGGATGTGCTAGGTGTCCAACCAAGGACTTCTTTTACACGATCACAATTAACATGCTGATTAGGAATTTCTCCTCTTAGTTGGTGTTCAAAATTTATAAATAAATCATTCCTTACAAGACTTATAATCATCTTTACAATATCCCCCACAGAAGTAGCACATTCTGCACCAAAATTGAATACATTATAATCCTTCTCGTACCCATATTCAGCAGCAAGTGCATATCCATCTACAATATCCTTCACATAGACGTAATCTCTTAGATTTGTACCGTCTCCTCTAATAACGGGGTTCTTTCCATCTACCAACCTTTTTACTGTTCTAGGAACAATTCTCTCTAAGTGGGGGTCACCTTCACCATACACATTAGCATTTCTGATAATGGTTGTAGGAACATTAAAGAATCTGGCATACATAGTTGCCAGGTTATCTCCACATAATTTAGACACGTTGTAGGGATGGTCTAATCCTAACAAATCACTTGTATCTTCTATGAAAGGGGTGTCCCCATAAACTTTATCTGTAGAGATATGTACATAACCACCTACTCCAATCTTATTCAGGACAGAGAGAAGATTGTAAGTCCCTCGTATATTCACATCTAATGTCTCATACTCCATCTCTCCAGCAATTCCTACAATGGGCTGTGCCGCTAAATGGAATACGATGTCTGGTTTCAGGTCTTCCAATGCGTCAGAGAAGGATTCTAAATCAAGCAAATCTCCAAACAATTTCCAAGTATTAGGACGTTTAGATTCTTTTATGTGAATAAACTCAGTGACTTCTGCTCCAGAGTTTAATAGCTTAGTGACTAAATGATTACCGATAAACCCTGTAGCTCCAGTAACTAGCACTTTTTTATCTTTCCAGAAAGTCATAATATTACCTATTCACTGGTTGATGTTTGTTATTATCAGTATGATGTTTACAAACAAGTAAAGCTCCTTGTGAACTACCATGCTGCTTATAGGCATCGTAATTTACTACTACAGCAGGAGAGCCACACGTACAAAACAATACCCATCCTAACTTTCTGGCATCTCTATAAACGAAATGATTATCATAAGGAGTACATTTCACTTTACCAATTGAAGGAATGAATACATGTTCTTGCCTAACAAATTCCTTTCCGTCAGATGTAACTCTATTCAAATCTCCACGATGATGTATTATATTAGGAGGCTTTGCTGTTTTCATAGCAACTTCAATTGGTGATAGGTCTGTAGATGCCTTGGGAGAACCACCATTATTTTTACTCATCCAATCTAAACTCCTTCAACACTTTACTAACAAGTGCATCATAGGTAAAATCTTCCATGTTAACTTTATTATATGCAGCAAGAGCAATCTCTTCTGCTTCGTGTGGACTATTCAATGCCCATTGAACTCTTAAAACTGCTTCATCTAAATTATCGAATCCTAAATAATGCTTCCCCTCTTCAAATCCTATTACGGATAAATCAGAAACTCTATCTATAATAGGACAAAGACGCATAGCAGAAATTTCTAGTACACGAGCGTTCAAATCCCCTAAAGATGACCAGTTTAGTCCTAATCTAGCTCTATTATTCAGTTCTCTATACTCATCAAAGATTGGCCCATTCTCAAATAGAACAGAAATCCCTAAAGATCGTAATCTATCTATCCATTCAATTCTCTGCGGATAGGGCATACCGATAAGTACTGCATCGGCATCTTTCTCAATCTCTGTCATAGGATAGTGGACATCAGGGTCAAATGCGTAATGCAAGAGTACATCGTCCCCTTGAGCATACTTCGGGTGCATATTATAGGACACGTCAGAAACGCTTCTTGCATGAGAATAATCTAAACAGTGGCTATCTGTAAAAATAGAAACAACTTTTCCATCGGATGGCTTACTTACCCAATTTACACCTGCGTCAACAGCAATCACAATATCAGGAATCCATCCATCTAATTGCGCATTTACTATTTCATAAGGAATTCTTCCAATATTAGGCTTAAATGGCAACGGATATGTAGGAGATTTTGCATATTTCTCCAATACGTTGAGACCTCCCAGCCAAGGAATCCATGAACCAGTATAAACACCGCAGGTTCTTAATTCTACATCAGGATTCCTATTGAAAGCATTTTCCCAATATCGAGACATACTAAGTGGATACCATATCGAAAGCATAAGAACATTTATTTTTTCTTTCGGAATTCCTTGTGTCATTTTGTCACCCATTTTTCCCTGAACTTCTGTTGATTTATTCTTGTACCCTTCTGCCTATCTTCTCCATATCCAATCGTCTTACCCCCAAGGTGCATCACAACTTCTGGAGAGAGTGACCATAACTCGTAACCCTTTTCTAAAGCAGTAGTGGATAAATCTACATCCTCAAAGTCATTAGGCGCATACCTAACATCAAAATATCCTAACTCTTCCCAACCTTCTTTCGTGGTTGCCAGAACAAAACCTTCTGCATAGGGAAATATTTTACCGTCAAACTCATTCCATCCAGTAGTCTCAGTATAAACCTTTCCACTAATCAAAGTTTTGGGATGCTCTTTCAATCGTCCATTAATCGCTTCAAAAAATCCTTTGTAGACTCTAACATCCGTAGACACCAAAATAATGACATCTCCAGACGCTTCTTTTAGCCCCCTATTAGAAGTTAGAAGAAATCCTAGATTTTCTTCATTGTGGATGACAGAAATATCTAACATCTCTTGAAGTGACCACCACTGCAACCCTCCACCATACTCACTTTCTGTACTTTTATCATTTACTATAATAACTTCAAAGTCTTTACTCCCACCACATTTATATATATCAAATAATAATTGATTTAGTAAGGCGTAGTTATTAAATGCAGGAATGACTACAGTAGTTTTCACAGCAACTCCAATCCATCTCTATAAGAATACTGAGGCAATCCAAGTTTAGCAGAAAGAGATACGTCTAAACCTGCTTTATGTGGTCTAGGAGCAAATTCTTTCTTGTCTTTTCTGTGAGTGGATGATGTAGGCAAAAGACTTCCGCAATCAAGAAAATGTCTTGCCATAAAGTCCACCCAACTTACAGTCTGGCTTCCAGAAATATGCAGTATTTTTGGCATCTTCTCTATATTATCAACATAATACAAAAGACTCTCAACAAAATGCTCTATGTGCATAAATGAGCGATACATGAAAGTAGGATAGGATTCTTGTAATGGATAAATTCTGTCTGTGTCAAATAAATAGCTAGTGCGAACAACTTTCATGTTGTCGTACTCACCAGCCATATACTCACCAGATAATTTAGTTCTACCATATTGGTTTACAGGAACACGCCTATAGTAGTCTTCTTTATATGGCCCTTTCTTTATCCATCTTTTCAAAGGAAAATCAAAGTAACTTTTACCGCTAAACACATGATCGGTTGATAAAATGATTGTTGGGATACCCAGTTTACTGGTTACTTCTCCAAGATTGAATATCCCCATAACATTTACGTTGAACATATCTTTGAAATTCTTGTCGTCCTCACACCATTCAGGAGATGACTTAGAAGCAAGAGAGACGACCACATCACACTTACATGATGTAATCGCCTTCTCTACACTTTTTTCGTTTCTAATGTCACAGTCTAAAGGAACATATCCTTCTTGTTTCAATAACTCTGTGCCAACCCTACCAGTATGCCCAATAACTGCTATTTTCATTTTATCTTCTCTTTATATTAGTTTACCCTTTTGCGGCAGAAAGACTAACCGCCTTATTTGTCTTAAACCGCAAGGCTGCCACAATAATGGCTATACCAATACCTACCCATTCAGACACATCTGCTCCAGGGGTGTAATCCGCATATCCGAACAATCCCGCTACTTGTAATAGCGCGTATAAAATAGAAAACCAAAGAGTTTTACTCTCATTCCAACTTTTCATTACATTGCTCCCGTTTCATGTAAATTTACATTAGTTTGCGATGCTAAAAAGAAACGCTTTTTACGTTTCCCGCAGCACGCTTTCGTATCAATTGCCAATATTTTGCCTAAATCACCTTCCTTTACCCATCCCAATGAAACATGATTTCTAGGTGTCCAGATATACACAGTTTCCCCCACTTTCACGCTATGTCCGTTTTCATTATAATGTTGCGTAGCTACATAACCATCTCTTTTCACCATAAAGACAGTATACCACAAAATTACTCTGAATTATAAGAATTTAGTAAGAATGTATAACAGACTTCATTCGCTGTATAGATTCTTTAAATGCCGCCGCATTTATCATAAGAGTTCCTGTAACGTACTCAGAAACTACTTTTTCAAAATCAACTCTTCCATTGTCTCTAAAATAAAATACCTGATGTCTAGGGTCTGACTTATCTGCATGACTATAAAATCCACCTAGAGCTATCAAAGCAGAAGCCAGGTAAATATCTTTGGTTTCAAAATCTTCTCTTTTATCTTTCATATAAATTCCTTATTAAAATGAAAACACCTTACTAATATAATAATTTAGTAAGGTGTTTATATCAAGCATATGAATTTATATTCTAATCAAACATCCCTACAGTTTCACTAAAATCCATAGTCTGAGATAAGCAGAGATTAGGCTTTTTATATAATGGTCTAGGTCTCAAACCATGAGAAATATCTTGTGTAAACGTAGGGTTTACACCAAATAATTTACATTTCCTAGTTGTTCTATTGAAATAATCGCATGGTGTAACATAATCAGTTTCATCTCGTTCTTCACATAATCTGCCAGAAGGAACAAACTTCTTAGAGTAGTCTACATCTTTTCTACCTAACCTTCGTTCATGTGTGATATTCAATTCCATATTTTCTCCTTATCCAATTAATATAGGTAATACGATCTCAGGAACTTCCTGGCTTACTTGTGACGTAATAAAAATATACATGACTGTAACTATTAGTATTCCACAGAAAACACCAGAGATGAAGACTGTGAAATAGCGGAGGAATTTGGTTATTAGCTTTGTATTCATACTTATCTAAGTCTCCAAGTAAGTGTAGGTACAAAATATATCCTATAATTACACTTTTATCCTTATTTGACAATAAGGATTACCGTTATTATCACTTTATCGGAAGTTTGACGGTAATAACTCCTGATCCTTCACAAGTAACGCAATCACAACCACCAAACGGGTCAGGTGATCCTAAAATATCTTTACCGCTACCGCCACAATCGTCACACTCTTCATATACATCTTCGCACCAACGACAAGCGTATTTTTCAAACCTACGCATTTGGTCATCACAATTCAAGCATGTTGCATCATCTATACTTACACTATTCTCGCAAAAATAACATACAACATTCATCGCTATTCGATCTGGAGGCATCCTAGTATCTTCTATATCTCTATCATTCATAATCTTCTCCTTTCCTGCATTTTACACCATTTATTCTTTATTAAGGTTAAAATTAGATTGGGGATTTTTCACCTATTGCACCTTTTAGCCTTATAAGAGTTTCAGGATGAGCCATTACAATATCTCCCATCTTATAAAAAGAGCTATCTGGTTTGTATTTCTTAGTAATCACCAACTCTTTCTTACAAAAAGGAGACCACTTTCTACCATACAATTTAGTAAAAAGCCTTTCTTTTATGCTCCTATTTACATATTTTGCAGTATATCCATCTGGCACTACTAAATTGCCATCTGATACGAGTTTGAAACCTGCTACATGATTCATCATAATTTTCTCCTTTTCATATATCTTATCAGAAAATACCTAGGTGCAGATTAGAATTAGATTAGTATTTATCTTCACACAACCATGACTCATATCTAACAACTCTACCAACTGTAGGTTGACTAATACCTCCACATATCTCTCCTATCTCTCTTTGCGAGTAATTTCCTGTTTTCCATAATCTACGCATCTCTCTAGCAACATCACAATTTATTTTTGAAAGAGCGTGTTCTTCTTCTCGTGGAGCAGAGTTCTTTATATTTTGTTTATGTGCGCGGGATAAAGTTTTTTCTGGATACTTTGGAACACCTCTACCTAAATCTTTGCGGATAATCTTTCCTATCATAGCAGAAGACACTCCCCATATATCTCCAATTTCTTGTTGTGTGTAATCTCCAGACATATACAAGTTCTGTACTTCTTTATAGTCGGGTTTTGGTATAAGCAACTCACGTTGTTCTGGAACACCTTTTCCTAAATCTTTCTTTACAATTCTACTAACTGTACGCCTACTCACATTATATATTTTACTAATCTTTTTTGTAGAAAGGTTAGTATCTTTATACAAATTTTGTATCTCTAATTCTTCATCTAAGGTTAAAGCAGAAACCTTTCTTTTCATTTCTTCTGACATAATACGACCTTCTGCATGTACATCCGCATATTTAGATAAATTATAATCCTGTCCCCACTCAACTACATTATCCAAATACCATTGCTCTCTATCATATATAGATCCCCTATCTACCACTTCTTCTAAAATACTAAATTCAAAAGATGTTTCTCCATGAACATTCCATGAGTTCTGCAAAAGCGGATTGGGGTGAGCATTTCTTCTAAGAAAACTTTTATGATGATTCCACCTATGTACAATATCTATACTACTCCCAATGTAAATTCTTCCATTCTCTAAGTTTACTATCTTGTATATTCCAGACACATTATTCATATCCATTCCAAAACAAATAGCGGCTAATGAAATTCGAGTGTTTGCTTATGACACAAGTTCACTAACCGCTATTTGTTCTCGAAGTCTTATGTCATAAGCATAAAGAGTATACCATTAAAATAAAAAGAGTGCAAGAAATTCTTGCACTCTTAATCTAAATCGGACTAATCTTATCTTAATCGTTCGATAAGTGGACTACTGGACAGGTTGATACCGATCTCCCACTGAACAAGCTCGTATATTTACCATGAGCGCATCGAGCTTTGGCAACTAGGACAGTTTTCTTCCAAATCTGGAACGCAATTGCAGTACATCCAGGAGCTAAGTCCTTGAAAGCCAATGGGATTTGAGTCTTACGGAATATCAAAGGTTCTCCGTTGTGGCTCATACGCAGAGCGTAAAGGCTGGATTGGAATGTAGTTGCACTTGAAGCTGTGCGAGTAAAGTTACTATCCGCAACAACCATGAGCGTACCGATGCCAGTATTGACTTCACCTGCGAAGTTGTAACCAGGAACGATGCGACTTCCGTCATTGTGATTTACAAGTTGCGAACCTTGATAACCAAGTTGGAAATATGCGCTCATCATTTCTTGGATGGCAGTGGGATGACCGAAAACTGCGGTAGGTTTAGCACAACCTTCTGCTAAGAAACGGTCAAAGTTTGCACCAGAGAACGTGCCAGATGCCTCACTCGAAGCGTTTGTATGTGAGCCATTGCCAGAGGTGATGAGAGTTTCAATGCCATCATATTCGAGAGCGTTAGAGCTTGCGTTACCACGAACTAAGAGGCGATCTTCGCCATTCAGTACGAGGGTTGCCATCAAAGCCATTTCTTTTGCTTTCAAATTAGCAACTGCCTGATTAGCTAACGTATTTACACCAGCAACACCAGGAAGTCCTTGACCAGCAGGCATAGGCCCGTTCAAACTATCAATACCTACACCAAAACCGCCTTGCGACATGCCTGCTACAGCAGCAGAGTGCATGATGTCAGAAAGGGTTAGAGATTTGTAAGCGCCAATGTTTTTTAGTGTGGCAGTAACATTATCACCATCATGCTCATAATTTTCAGGGCATGCTCCATCCGCAAATGAAACATAAGATGAACCAGAGACAAAAGCAAGTTCATCCATCTCTCGATAAGTAAATGCTTTCAGTCCAGTGCTTTCATCTGGAATAGCCCGAAGCAAATTTACTTCTTCGCACATAGCGAGTAGTTCAGTCGTGTCTAAGGGGGTAGGGTATTGTGCAGCAAAATCATCAGGAGTAGAAACTCCAGGGAGTACAGGGTCTGTTGCTTTTGAAACAAATCCCTGTTCTGCTACTTGGTCTTGACCAAGATTTAATACTAATTCAGGCATTATAGCCTCCTTCTAATTCAATAGGTTTCCCACGCCGCCGAAGAAGGCTTAACCGTAGTTGTTGGTTATAGTTTTATTCTACAACCTTGATTACATTATGTAAAGTATAACTTATCCCAATCCTGCAAGTCTCTCAATTTGAGATAATTGTTTTTGTCCCTGCTCAGTGATATTACTTCGCTTTACTTCAATGCTTCGAGGAGCGGGAACATCATCAGTAAGTGCTGGAGCTACAGATTGTGCAGTAAGTCCACTTAACTCTTTCACTAGCTGCGAAACGATTTCTTGTTTCAAAGTAGGAATAAGTTCTTGCATAGTAGATTTGATGACACCTGCAACGTCAGCTAATGCGCCTTGGGGGGCTACTTTAGACTTCACAACTTCTCCAAGCTCATTGAACATAGGCTGAATTTCTTTCAATGCTTCTTCGCCATAAATACCTTTTTCAGCAAGTTCAGCAAGTTTGTCTTCTAAGATTTTGGCAAATTCTACTACTTCTGATTTTGGAGTAACTTCTTCTTCGGGAACAACTTCTACTTTCTTAGCGGGAACTGCTTCCGCTTCAACTGATTTTCCGTCTTTCATAATTACCTCATCATTTACAGATTTCTCTGTACTAATTTCTTCATCAAATTCAATTCTCCATCCATCATCTCCAGCTTCACTCTTCACAGAAATATACCCAATTTCAACTCTTTCCCATGCAGAACGCTTATCGAATGAAAAACCTTTATCACCATCACTGTATCCTACTCTGTATAAAGTTCCAGATTCGGACACAATAACGCTGTTTTCTGTAACAGTACGCACATACATTGGAGGACTGAATTCATCATAAAAACTTCCTCGAACAGACCATGCGTAATCTTCTAAATCTTTTTCAGACTTCACAACCAAAATATCTTCAACTACTTGAGACTTCTGCTCAAGTTCGATGTCACTTCCTATAATGCTCTCTGCATCATCTTTCTTAGTCATAATATCACTTGATTTCATTTCGATCTCCACATCAGTTCTAGGATGAGCAGGAACACGAGTAAATGCTTTGTGTACCAAATGTCCTTTCAAATAAACTTTGTTCTCTACACATTTAGTACACAGTTCACATTTATCTTCTAACGATTTTCTAGTGAACACAAAATCGTCACCATCTTTGATTTCATGCTTATGTTCTAAGTCAATAAATCCAATAGACACTCTAACTGGATTTTCAAAGTCTTTTTCTTCTGCATACAAATCATTGTACACAGATTTCCAAATTCTATTGCCCAAATCATTATCATAAAGAACGTCTACTGATTTTAGTTTCTCCCCATCAAGATATAACTTTTCTTGTTCACCAGGAAGCTCATCAAAAGCGTCCGACTTATAGTGAGCAACAGATAGATAGGGTTTACCACCTTGCCACTTCTCTTCGTGAACAACAGTGTCAAATGGTTCTGGTACAGGAAGATTGTCATCACTTCTCTGAATGAAATCTTCAAAAAGTTCTACGGACATTTTCTCCCCGTAAACATCCTCTCCAGTATCAGAATTTACCATGCGCAAGCGCATAGTCCCATCTGCTTTCTCACGAGAAGCCTTTACAATAATCATATCAACGCTAGAAATAGGTTGAACTTCGTCCATATTTACTCCAAAATTGTTACATTTAAGTAACGCTCTCTAAAACCAATTTCAAAAATATAAACCATCCAGCTAGTTATAGCTCCAGTGAAAAACTCACTTACAAAAGGAACGTAACCAACTCCTAACTCATAAAATACGGTAGACAATAAATCTACTCTAAAGATAGCTGCGAGTATGGAAAATATCCATACTCCAGAGCAAAGAGAACAATTTTGCCATTCGTTCAGAAATTGTGGAAGGGGAAACTTCTGAACTAGATAAATTGTTAATCTTCCAAATAACACTACTAACAAAAACCATTTAAGCATCTTTCTTAGGTCTACCTACTTTCTTTGCTACGACTTTAGGTTTTGATGCTTCATTTACCCATTCATATTTTGCCATATGAATAAAGAAGAAATCCACATTTACACCTGCATCATTATGACGCATACCGCCATAAGTCTGTCCCATTACTTCCCATCCATTCTTTTGTAACTCTTGAACTTGCTTACGAAAGCTCTCATACTGAGTAGGATATTGTAAAGGAACTGTTTGCCAACCGATCTGTTTCTTAATCATAACTAAACACCTCTCATTTGAATCTTCCTAAAAGACTTTTTGCTTCTAGGTTTATATAAGCCGAAACAAAACTATCAAAATCTCCATATAAGGCTTTATGGACATCTTTTACTATATTATCGTAATTTGTTTCTATATCAGTGTCAACACCGTTTTCTGTTAGTAAAATGTCTTTCAGAAGATAAATGGTAGACTTTCCTATAAATTCCTTTGCTCCATCATTTAAACTACTTTTAAATTCCTCAGCAACCGTATCCCAATCTACACCATGTAATTTTCCTTTCATGTCATCAGACATATTCTTTGTAGCTAATCTCTCAAGTTCTTCTGGTAAGGAGTTAGAGAAACTTAGCTTCATCCACTTTTTACCTTTCCAAACTGATTTTATAACTTCAATCAATTCTAAAGAATCAATATCTCCAAACAGAGAAGTATCTACCATAGAACGAACCAAATAAATCTCATCTTCTGAAAGCTGTTTCTTTGCTTTAATAATAGACTCTCCAGCAGGTTTTACAATATCAGTAACGAAGCCTTTCACGTATCTTTCAAAATCTTTTGACTTATTTACAGAGATAGCAGATAAACGTACTTGCCCTTGTCCACCAGATGCTACACTTTCAGAACTTCCAAGAGAGCCAGGTCGTTCTGGAGACTTATTTGTATCTTCCTCTGGTTCAACGCCTTCTGGAATAGCTTCTTGAAAATCTTTACTCATCAGCCCATCTTGTAGCATTTGTAATCGCATTTCTTCGCGGGAGAATAGCCCCATCTCATACATTGGCTTGAAAGCTGTAACAGTAGCCAATCTTGCCTTACCCATTGCCATATTTACTTCATCGTCAGGGTCAATGATGTTGAACTGTAATGTGTCAGGAAGAAAGTTCTCTATAAAACGTTTTATTGCTTTCTTTGCTCTAGCAATACCGCTTCGCTTAGTTCTACGCTCTTGGCGTATAGAACCTGCTAAAGTTTCTCCAGAAGCAGACGTAGTTTGTAACCCTATATCAGAGAGAGATAATCCATAAGCAGCAGTTACTATGGCTGCATATTTCAAAGTAATCCTGTCATACATGATGTCATTCGGTACTTTACCAAAAGGAATAAATTTTACATCGGTAGTATGCTCATAAAGAATAGGAATAGCAAATGAGCTAGGGTCTCCTGCTTGAAAAGCTCTAAACGCTTTCGCCCAATCGTATGCACTATCCTTTTCCATATCTCCTAAATCTAAAAGACCTGCTGGAGGAGTGTCTAGCAATAAATTGGAATAATATTGATCACCTCTACGCAACATCTCTAAAGCAAAATACACTTTTTCAGGAGGAGCCATTCCCCAACCATCCCTAAGAATATCATTTCTAGGAGTCATATACACACGAGACATGGCATAAGCGGGGAACTTAGCAGAATGACCATTATAGTACTGAACTACGGGGAATTCTCTGTTTAGAGTGGGATACAAGGTTGCTCCATCAATCGGCTTTACCCAAACAACTCTACCATTTGAACTGTCTTTCTTTCTTCCAATTTCTGCTCCTGCACCAAAAGGAATGTCCAGGAAATCAGACAAAATTCGTTCAACTAATCCTTCATATCCAAAATCATAATAATAGCCTCCCTTATCAATAAGTTTGGAGTAATATTTAACCACTGATTTTAGCTCGTCACGTTTTTCACTGTCCCTAGCAGTAACAGACCAATCAAATCCAATAACTGTGGATAAAAGAGATTCTTTACAATCTACAGCAATTGGCTGTAGCATAACAAACTTACGCCACATTTCAGCACTAACCGCATCAGGTCTAGCCCAAGGCGTAGTAAATCTGGTGAAGAATATATCATCAGTATTTATAGAACGCTGACCAGACTCCTTTGAAGGTTCAGGAACTTCTGGAATTGGAGTTAATGTATTTTGTGAACTAGGAAATCCCAGTGTTTTTGTCATAAATAAATCCTTTTATTTTGCAATAGCCTAGAAAATATTTACATCTCTTGATAAATTTACAAGATGTTTCTTTTCTCCAACATTAACTTCTTCAAGTTCAGTTATTAGGACATTAGATGTCCAAGGTTTCGCTAAATTAATAATACTTGACCCTATATTTTCCATACGCCCATCTATCATACGAGAAATCTGAGGCGCATTGGTGCTGACCATAAATCTATTATCGGGATGCTTTTCTGGTTTTACTACAGTAAACATCTGAACATATCTAGGATTACCATGAACATCTTCTGGGTAAGGTAAATTATCTTGGTCTAATCCACCAAATCTTATTTCAGTGTCACTATCTCTACTTTCTTCGTAGTACATATTACCTTTAAAACCAAGAAGTTTAAAATAGTAAGGATTATTTAGTTCTAAGTTAGCACCAATAACATAATCTGTCGTAAAATTCTTATCTTCACTTGAAGTGTAATCGGTCAAAGCGCGATTCTGTGCCATGAGAGAAGAATAAACCATTACGTAATAAGCTATAGGCATCCCAGGGTTATCTAGCATCGAAAGCTCAAATTGGAAAAACTGAGTAGGTTCTTGTAACTGCACAAAAACAACGCGCTGTTGATTAGGTTTAACAAAAACCGCAGTATAGGGTACAGATAATTTACTATATCTCTTATCTGTCTCAAAACCCCACCACCAATATTTCCCATCATCAGGAGCAGTAACAAATCTCTTTATTTCAGCGGGAATGGAGCTTTTAGGTGGTATAAGGGAATTTAAAGTTTTTTCAGGAACTTCCCAAACAAGTAAATCAGCATCATCAATAGAAATCCACCCTTCTATAGGAATATTAGGATTTTCTACGTATAATGTATGAAGCCATTTTTGACCTCTATCTGTAACAATTCTATCTCCAACTATAACTGCTCCACGATAAGTTGTAGCAAGAATTTTTCCACTTCCACGCTCCTCCCTTACATTTACGTACTTCCATTTATCTTGATAACAAGAATACAAATTCTCTGGACGATTAGGGTCAGGTTTCCAATTCCAACGTCTAGCAGGATTATCAGGAGGCTCTTCATCTACTACAGTTTCCAAAGTAACATACTTTTTACCTGTGAAAATATTTTCTACTGGAACGTGTAAAGTTGTCTCACAATAGATAAAACCGTCATCGTCAGGATGTTTTACATTCTTCACTGGAAACTGTCTACCTCCCCAAGTCCTTGCTACAGTTTCATAATCTATTCCAGAGCCGTCCTTCAATGAAGGAACTTTACCAGAGACAACCGTTGCAAGGATTTCAGGCTCCACTTCTTCCGCTACTTCTAATACATTATTTTCAATATTACCAGTAAAAATTTCCCATTCTTCATCCGTTCCCATGAAATAATTCAGGTCAATAGCCGTCTTTACATATTTATTCAAACCGTATGCAACACCATCCCCTCTCTCAGAGAACTGCCAAAGCAAAGATTTGAAAGGCTTATCAAATGGAGCATCTGCTTCATATCTAGCTTCCCAAAAAGGATATTTCTCGAATAAATTCCACTTATCTTGAGGAACTTTCTCATTCCAATAATAATAACGAGTATAAACACCAATCCTTCCAACCATTTCAGGAATCAATCTTTCAATTTCTCTAAGAAATGTGTGAAAGTCTACCCAAGATGCGTAAGGAGCATTGTCATAATCTCTTTCATAATCAGCCCAAATATAACCTTCTAAAGGATTATCTTTCAATACAGCAGCAAGAAGCTCTGCTTGTCTTGATGGTTTGTATCTTTGGTCGAAAAACCAATAAGTGCTTCTAGGCAACATGCCTTCCGAAGCGTCATAGTTCTTCTGAAAATAATTATCAATCCAAGAACCCTGCCCTGCACGAAGAATAGTAAATTCTGCCCCATTAGCTACCATCTTTGTGTAATCTACATTCTCTGCCCAAAAACTTGTATCAGTACCGATTCTCATATTTCACCTACTTTTATTACTTCGGATTCATTTTCAGAAAGATAGACCCATCTATACACAGGAAAAGTTCCTAAACGATGAGTACAGATTGAGACTGGGTATTCATATCTAACTATACCGCCACCAGAAAAATGTTTCTTTGGTGGAGGTCTTCCGCAAGCACAAGTTCCCTGTTTCCAATTTTCATCATAGCACATAATATCTACACCCAATCCCAAGTCTCTCTACTAATCACTCTTCTAATTGTATTATAACTTACACCAAACATCTCCTTCAATTCTGTATACGTGTATCTGTTAGAAGAATGTAAATGCCGTATTTTTAAAACCGTCTCAGCATCTTTCACACCATTTTTTCTACCCTTTTGCACAAACCCAGTTTTCCAAGACTCATCAAAATTTTTTCTTGTGTTTGGTCTTTTCCAGACAGATTTGGAAGATACAGAACGATTTTCCTTATACTCGTCTGTAGAGAAAGCACTTAACATTTTTTCTTTGTATTCCTTAGTTCTCCATAAACTACGCATCTTTTCTGCTACAGATTCTTTATATTTCTCAGAATGTTTTATTATAGAATTCTGCTGTGCCAAGGACAGATTTTTCTTATGCTTCTCAGAAAAAGGAGTAATTCTCACTCCTCTAACTCGTTTTAAAATATTGTAATCTGGAATAAGGTCGTCTATAAAAAACTGCTCTCTTTCCAATCTATTATCACACACTTCTAATATAGCGAAGGAAAAATTGTCTTCGCCATATTTATTCCAAGACCTTTGCAAAATTTCATTTGAATGACTATTACTACGTAAAGAAGACAAATGAGAATTAAATCTACGATAAACGTTATTGGAACTTCCAATGTAAAATTTACCATTCACATTGTTAGTTATCTTGTACACACCACTTTCTCTGTATGATTTATTTAGTTTCATTATAAAGTCATAAACTCGGATTTCTTCCATACTCGATATGGATTAAGCTCAAACATCCCATTTGTGATAGAAGTAACTCTATCGTCATGGACAACTTGAGTAAATCCATCTATCTGCTTTAGGGTTTCTTTGTTCCACGCACCTTCCATCATATACATTCTACCCTCTTGTGCAACAGAAAACCACAACAAGTTCGCAGCCAAAACTCTATCTCCGACCTTTTTTACATCTAAACCCTTCACAGTATGCGCCTGTAACTCAGGAAATCGCTTGAAATACTCCTGAACTGCTGCAACTGTAATCTTTCCCGATGCTCCTGGCTCTTGCTCAACCATAACTGTAATTAGAGGGCCATCTGCTCTAGCTACGTTTGCAATTACTTCTATAGCCTTTTTATCTCCCCAATAACCACCAATTTGATTTTGAATACAAAATAAGGGCTTATCATTCTCTTTCCCTTTATGCTTAGAAAGAAGAGTTCCTACCATTTCATCAGGGTCATTCTTTGCTTGCTTCTTTTCAGTAGCAGCTAAATCCCAATATCTTATAATATTAGTTTGGTCAGGCAATGGCTCTTTTATGATTTTATTCTCACCATCATCATTTGCAGTAAACCATCTAGCATCACCTATCTTCCCACCTTCTTCTGCGAAATCTCCATCTACTTCCCTATCTTTCAACCAGCCAGAAGGGTAAGAGCTAAGAATAGAAACGTAGAAGCCAGGATCAAGATTTTCTTTGTTGTCATTGATAGACCCCTTGAAAGAAGAAATAAGAGAATCCATACTGATTCCTTCTTTCTCCATAATTCCTAATACAACATCAGGTAAATCTTTTTCAATAAAAAATTCATAAAGCCAATGTGACATGCCCATTGGTGTAGTAGTAGTCCATGCTTGTGGGTTTTTGCCAACACGAACAGAAGCGATAGCCATTTTCCAAGCCATGCCCGTAAGATCATTACGACTTTCATCATACCAAAGCCAATTGATATTAGGGCCTCGTGCGCTATCTGGATTTTTCAATCCTTTACACATTACAGTAGCCCCATTCATAAATACCATAGTAAAAGGTTGAGATGGCTGCCATTCATCATTAGCACGATGCTTTTGTGCAGGAACGACCATATCCCAAGGTATCCACTGTTTGAATTCTTTCCAAGTTGAATCTTTGAAGTCAGAGAACAAGGGGTTTATTACCGCCCCATTCTCCCCATCCATTATTTTCCGTAAGGCTTTTTGACCTCCCGCGCAACTTTTCCCGCTACCTCGGCCTCCGTAATATAAAGAAAATCTGGAGTCCGTTGCAATAAAGCCAGCCTGTGCTTCTGTAGCATTATAAAGAGTACCATCTTTCTTTATAAAATATCCATTTTCATCTACAGGCCATACTAAATTTTTCTTTTTCAAAACCCCTGCCGTCTCTTCTGGCAAACTTACGTTTCTTGAATTCAACTCTTCTAAAACTAATAAAAGAGCGCGTTTATCATCTAAAGTGAAAGTTTTAGTTCTAGCCATCTTACTCTACTTCTTCATCGTCTTCCACTTCTACTGCTTCCATATCAATAATCTCACCAGCACCAGAAGCCTTTTCAAGAAGTTTTTGTGCTTCCAGAAGTAGATTTTCGTCAGACATCTTCAACATTTTTACTAATCTTTCAGATATACCACGAGAGGTTCTTTCTAATTCTGCCCCTTTGAAAATTGCACTTACAGCAGACGATGAGGTGTCAAACTTATTCTCTCTAATCCATTCCATCCCCATTTTCTGTAATTCTTTTCCTTTTGATGCCATCTGCTTTAGCATTAGAACTCGGTGATTTATTAGTTCATCGTCTACTATAGCTACTGCTTTTGCATCCAAATCGTCAGCATGAACATCCCAACTATCTTCATGCCTCCAATTCATTACAATTGCATGAGATGGAGTTCTTCCATATTCATCTTCATCCATCTCTTTTACAAAAGACCCTAATCCTGGTCTCCCCATTGAGTACCAAGCATTGAAACAATTCTGTCTGTAAGTCTTTGAATAAGTTTTATATACTTTCTTTGTCTTTGAAATAGCCATAAGACTATTGTACGAAAGTTTATCTTTTTTGTAAAGAAGGTATCACCTGCCAGTAGATTGCCACATATCAGTCCATCCAAGACGATCTTCATCCCAAACAAAACTCATAGTCGCTCGAATTGCACCAGAATATCCAGATTCATGATGCCAATAATCTGTAGGAGCAATGCCAGGAAGTCTACGAGTTTTCACTCCTCCAACTTCAATGACCTCTTCGTGGTGCAAATGTCCACTATGTGTTTCTCTATATTTAGATTTGCCCCAATCTTCGCTTGCTTCTACTGCCAGCCAATGAACTCTGTTTTTCTTAGACATCTCCCCATGCTCTAAACCTATCAAATTTTCTCCAACAAGTTTCCATTTACGATTAGCGTGACCTAAATCAGAAGTGAAGGTTTTCTCGTTTCCATATTTAGCATCCATTACACAGGCTAAATGATACATAGAAAGTCCATCATGATTGCCTGGAATATAGACATACTCTACTGGAGCATATGTAAGAAGTCTATCCATTGTAGCAAAGAACATTTGCCTTGCTGTGTCAAACATCTCTAAAGGATTCATTCCATTTCCATCAACTACTTGCTGATGTCTTTCAGTTTGCTGTTTTCTATTTGAGAAATGGAACATGTCGCCTAAAGGAGCAAAAATTATCTTACTAAATCCTAAAGTGTCTCTTTCTATACGAGCAAATACATCTGCCATCATAGCAGGAAATATGTCTTCCAAGTCGCTATAGTTTTTATCGAAGAATCTTGCTCCGATATGCGCGTCAGATGGACAAAGTTCTAAAACTCGCTTATTGGATTTCTTGAATGATGGAAATTTTATATTACTCTCAAACTTCTTATCTTTATAAAAGTTCTCTAAATCACTTATAGTTAGTTCTGGAAGAGTAATACGAATAAATTTTGTTTTTGTGTGAATTAGAGGAACAACAAGCATTTTCCCACTATCTCTCACTGTACCATGAGTAACCTTCCCATCATCTACATCCCACTCAACACTTCTATCTTTTCTATATCCCTCACTTGACTTCACTTCAAAAGAATCCACCTTCCAAATATTAGTATCAATATTAAAATGTTTTATAACATCCTCCCTTGTTCTTACTCTTGAAGATGCACAAACAACATACAAACCTTCATCCGTTTCTTTGTAAGTAGAACTCTCTTTTGGCTTTTCTTGGTTCTTTCCTTCAATTCCTCTGCGCTTTCTTTCTTGTGTGAATAAATACCTAATACGCCTTTTTGTGTATCCATACTTATCTGCTAACTCTTGCCAGAAAGGTTGTCCGTTACTACTATTCCAGCGTTCAAGACAATCATTAAAGATTTCTTCATTCATCAGAAACTCCTATGGTTTTGAAAACTCTATAATTCCCACTAAATATAATCTTCCCTACCAAACATAACAAGATACTTTTCTCTGCGATCTTGAAGCATCCTTATATTCATTTCAGAAGCTCCCATACTGTGATATTTAGAGTGACACTCAGGACAATGTAATACAATATTCTTCCAATCCCTTGCAATCTTACCACGAGATTTAGGGAGAATGTGACTTCTATCTGTTCCAAGATTCCAGCAAGTTTTATTTAAACCAACACATCTACTATTAAATAACCACACAATAAATTCTTTAGAATCGTTTGCTTCTCTCATTAGTCCCCCAAATATTCAGGATGATTTTTGTAAAATTCTCTATACTGTCTAGTTCCTTCTTTGTAACAGGAAAGAAGTCTTCGTTGAACATTATATTTCCAAACTTCATCCAAATTAGGAGTTTCTAGGTCATCATTCTCGAATTGCATAATATACATGATGTAAATTCTCTTTGATTCTTCTAAATTATTCAGCCCCCATCTCCACATAGCTTGAACACAAGATTCATGTGTATAAGCTCTACCAGTATAAGGATTCCTACCAAACTCTTTTTCATACCAACCAGCCAGTTTCCTGAAACTTCCTCCAGTACCCATTCTGACATAGTAATGTTTAAATAGAGCTTCACCATCTAAAGTTTTTCTTTTTATCATTTTTGGAAATGCCATATCAATTTTCCCGATTGGCTAAATGAGTCATTAAGAAGGATATAACCCATCCAAAAATAGCTATACCCTTTAATTCTCCATCATCAGGAGTAATAATAATAAGAAAAATAACTAAAAAACAAAGAAACGCCAAAAATTTATACACACTTTTTTCCTTTAATTAAATATATTATAACATAGTGTCAAGATAGTAACATTAATATTAGATTAGAGTTTAGAAGGGATATTTAGAGGTTAAATTAAGTTAGTATATTAATACCACTCATTTCTAGAAATCTGCAAGGAATTTGACATAGTTATTAACAAAATACTTATAAATCTAAGGAAATTCTCATATTATTTTAATAAAACTATCAAGAAAGTGTGATAGAATGTGTCCATGTCACAGAGAATTTTATTAATATCTCCCCCGCAATCAACTCCTCTCTGTGACGGAATTTGTTGGTTGTTGGGGAGATATTAATAAATAGGAGTGTTTATGAAAACTAATTGGTTAGCAAATATTTTTAATTGGATAGGAGATGTATTTGATGTATTTAATCCCGCAGCTTATCGGTTTCTTTCAGCGGTATTACCATACACCACTCCCATTCCTGTAGCTTGGCTGACAATGGATAGTACAGCAGCTTTTCTAAATTTTCCTCCTGGAATTGCTTTTACATTTGTATTTGGTTTGGAAGGCATGGGTTTATGGTTTACATCCATGTTCGTAGAAGCTGTCGTAGATTGGATTAAAAGTAAAAACTGGAAGACATTTTTTATTGTCGGATTATTTGGAGCGGTAGTGGCAATTT